GTTTATAGGTTTCAATTTCTTTATTAAGCTCGACATTTAATTCTTGCCACTTTTCTTCTTCTTTTAACTTAGCTCTCTTTTGTTCTTCCTGTTGTTGTTCAAAAGCTTTCATTTTATCTCTGAGATCATTTCTTTCAGAGATTACTTCGTTTAGCCTTGAAATAGGTACATTGTTTTCGTCTTTAGTGACGTTTTCCTGTTTTACATCTGTTTCGATGACTTTTTCTTCTGACATTTTTACCTCTTAAGTGAGTAGTTATTTTGCAAGAATATCCCTTGCATTAAAAGTATAGTATAATGTAACTTATAGAAGTATTCTAATGCAAGAGAAAAATTACGAATTTAAAAAAAAATGGTTTGAATATTTAGGATACAAACCGCATGATGGTCAGCTAGCTCTTCACTATCCAAAAAAGTACAATGCGAGGTTTAATGTTATTGTGTGTGGTAGGAGATTTGGAAAGACTTGGGCTAGTGCTATGGAGGCAACCTATGTAGCTTCACAACCTAATAAGCGTATATGGGTTGTGGGGATGTCTTATAAAAAAGCAAGATTAATTTTCAGAGAGATATGGCAGAGAATGGTAGTTGGGCATGGAGACGATATTGATAAAGCTTCTGAAAAAGATATGTATATTCGTTTTAAATGGGGAACAATAGTAGAGGGTATGTCAGCAGATAATCCATCAAGTCTTGTGGGAGAGGGTTTAGATCTTTTGGTTATTGATGAGGTAGCCAAGATGAATAAAAAGATTTGGGATATGTATTTATCTCCTACAGTAGCTGGTAGAAAAGGTAAAGTAATTTTTATTACTACACCAGAAGGAAGAAATTGGATTTATGATCTGTATCAATTAGGTGAAATAGATGATATGTGGTCTAACTATTCATCACCTTCTTGGAAGAATCAATACGAGTTTCCACTAGGATTAAATGATCCAGCTATTATTGAAAGAAAACGAAATATGTCTAAAGAACTTTTTGGTCAAGAATTTGGAGCAGAATTTTCTGTATTTGAAGGTAAGGTTTGGGATTTTAATCGTGAGTTAGATACAGGAAACTTTCCATATGATCCTAATCTTCCTACTTATTGTTCAATTGACTTTGGCTATAGAATGCCAGCGGTTTTATTTATGCAGACATACTTTGATGGAGAGTTTGATCATATTAGAATTTTTGATTGTATTCTGCATAAGAAAAATATTAGAACAGAAGACTTGATTAAAATGATTAAAGTAAAAGGTTATCCTATTGTAAGCTATTATGGAGATCCAGCTGGTAGTAATATTCAAGGACAAAGTGGAGCAGCCGATACAGAGATTTTTAGAAGAAGCGGTATGAGAATACTTTACACTAGAGACAGAAAAAGTAGAAATATTATAAATAGTGTGGCTTATACAAGAGGGTTTTTTGAAAGTGCAGAGGGCATAAGAAGAATACATGTTGACAGAAAATGTGTTGATGTAATTGAAGATTTTGAAGAGTATAGGTATCCTGAGTCTGAAGATGGTAAGCCGATAAAGGAAGAGCCTATAAAAGATGGTTATCACGATCATGGAAATGATGCTTTTAGGTATTTCATAATAAACAGATTTCCAATGAGAAATAGGGAAATGAAGAGGATTCAAAGATGATAGATAAAGTTATAAAGGATAAACTAACAGAAGCAAAGATGATGATGGCTCAACAAAGAAGGTTTGAAATCAGAAAGCATCTAGACTACTATTCAGGAACATCAACTGAACAGTATATTAAAAATTATTTTACAGGAGATGCTTTTAATGAGATACCTCCTACGTTAACTAATTTTACTAGAAAGTTTATAAATAAAATAAGTGGTATTTATACGCTTGGTGCAAAAAGAAACACTGGCAATACTTCAGAGCTATATGAAAGCTTAACGCCAACAAAAGATGTTAGATTAAAACATTCAGAGCGTATGACTCGTTTACTAGGAACAATTGCTAACAGAGTGTTTTGGAAGAATGGTCGTTTTGAATATAGACCAATTTATTATTTTGAATCTTATTTTAATGATGATCCTTTTACACCTATTGCGATTACATATCCATTACTTAATCAAGTTGCAGACCTTAGTAACACAACTGAACTTCAATGGGAATATTGGGATTCAGAAAAGAATGTAATTATGAATGAAGAAGGAGATATTATTTTTGAAGAAGAAAATCCTTATGGTATATTACCTTTTTCATTTACTCACCGAGAAGATCAAATTGACTCTTTTTATGTAGAGGGTGCAAATGATATTATTAACTGCAATGAGCAAGTTAACATATCAATGACAGAAATGAATCTAGGATTGCGATATAACATGTTTGGTCAGCCTTGGGTTAATGGACTTCAAGCAGATCAAAATATGATTCGTGCTGGATCTAATACTATTTTAGACATGGGGGAAGAAGGTAAGTATAATATTACTAGCCCTGGTGGAAATATTACAGAAGCAATTGACAACATAAAGTTTCAAATGGAATTAGTAGCCACCAATAATCATTTATGGATACAATGGGCTGAGTCTGGTGGAGAAGTACCTAGCGGTATTTCATTAATGGTTAAAGACATGGAAAGGAAAGAAGATTACTATGATGATATTGCTCTATGGAGATTATATGAAAAAGATCTTTATGAAATAGAAAGAACTATTGCAGCTTATAACAATATTAATCTTTCTGAAGAATTTGGAATAGACTTCTATGAAGTAGAATATCCTAAAACAGTTCAAGATCAAATCTTAAAAGATAACTTTGATTTACAAAATAATCTAACTACTCAAGCAAAAATAATGGTTCGTGAAAATAAAGACTTAACACTAGAGCAAGCTCAAGCCATTATTGATAATAACAGAGGCTTTAATGAGCAAACACGACAACAATCAATCTTTACTCAGTTTCGTCAAACGCCTGGACAAAATCAACAATCTTGATGTTGATCTAAAAGGCGATATAAAAGAAATACTCAAAGATCCAATCTCTTGGGCAACTGCTCAAGCAGAGGAATATATTATAAATAATCAAGATAAATACCTAGAAGCTAAAAGACTAGGTAAGGAGTTTTTTGATGAAATTGAAAATATCCGTAGCAATTGATTTTAATAAATTGGCAAATGAAATGCCAAAGATAATAGAAAAAACAACTCAAAGATATGCCCGTAGTGCTGAAAGAGGTTCAAAAGAGGCTATTGATAAGGGCGTAAAACCTAAATTAAAAGAATCAACAATTGCTAGAAGAAAAAGAAAAAAGACTGGCGGTTCAAAACCTCTTTTTGAAACAGGAGCTTTATATCGAAGCATAAAAGGCACTTCTGAAGGATTAACTCTTAATGAATATGGGTTTTTCCATCATACTGGCAATTTAAAGCCAGGAACGCCACAAAGACAATTTATAACTACATCAAAAAAAGATATCATGCCTATTTTCGATAAATTTAAAAAAGATGTTAATCAAGCATTAAGAAGAAAAACTCCTCTTGTATTAGAAACTTAAAAAGGATATTTTATGGCAGAACATACTATTAGGGAATTAGATGACAAAGACAGAGAAATATTACTACTCGCTGCTCTTGGATTATCTTTCGACATCAGAGTCTTCAATGAACGACTTAATCAAGAGATTGAACGTCTTAGAAGAAATGGTGTTAGTGAACAATCGATTATTAGAACTCTTGAATCCGATCTTACCACCAAAGGACGAATTTTTGGAGAATTGCGGAACTCAATTAAACGAGGAACTATTGGTGCAATTAATCAAGCGTTTCGGAGATTTGGAGACATGGGGGGAAAGTTAAGATGGGTCGCCATATCTAAAAATATATGTCCTGATTGTAAAGAAAGGGCTGGTGAAATAGATACTTGGGATAATTGGACAGTAAGGGGTATGCCTGGATCAGGTTTTAGCGTTTGTAAGGAATATTGTTACTGTCAGTTACTTCCTGTTGATGTGGATGTTAGTGATAAATTAAAACTGTGAAAAAATTTACTATTACTCCTTGGTTTTGTACAGATTGTGGATGGGTATGGAGTACATTAAGTACATCATCAGAAAAGCATGATCAATGTCCTAACTGTAAATCTTATTATACCACCAGAATTAAACGAATAAAAAAATAACTCCACTTCTCACTGGAGGAATCCTATTACTCTGTATATAATATATATATGTTAATATATATATGCACCTCGCTACAGGATATACCAAAGCAAATCAAAGTGCATTTAAACACACTAGAAAGGTGTTTTTACCCTAAAACCACTACTCGCTAGGGATTAGTGGACTCCTCTTTTGCTATAACTTTGTCTTGCCAAGCTTTCTTTTGTGCTGGGGTAGGTCTTCCTTTTCCAAGTAGAGGTATTCCAACTGCTTTTGCTCTTTTTTTCCATCGTAGAGCCTCTCTTCTTTTCTTGAGTTTTATCTGTTTAGCTCTTAGGTTTTTTAGTGCTTCCTTTTTAGTAGGATGCTTTACTTTTTTAGGAACAATAGGTCGTTGCGGTAGGACTTGTATATTGTCTTCAGAGATCTCTTCATAGTCAGCTTCTACTTCACTATTGTTAGAGTTTAAAAACTTCTCAAATGGGCTTTGGTGATTGGCTACTTCTACACGCTTTATTAACTTTCCAGAGTGTTCTAAAACAAGTCTACCAGCTTGTACATTTCCAGCTTCTGCTTCTCGTATCATAGACTCTAAAACTGAGGGCAATTTAGATCCAAATGACACCATATATCTTTGATAAAATACTTCTACAAACTCTGGATCTTTCAACCATAAAAATACAGTATTTCTTGTTACTCCAGCCTCTTTAGCAACATCAACTATCTTAGCTCCTGGATTAGAAACTAACACCTCAATAGCTCTTACTTTCTCTGGTTTCCATTTATCAGGTAAATTTATACTCATACAACACCTTTTTGTCGTTATAGTATATTTTACAGAGGTTTTATACTCTAATACAATACCTATTTAAAATTGTGCGACCTGAATCCTCCAAAAATACCAATACTCCTATACAGTAATAACAACAAGGTCTTTCTTTTGAGATTTTTTTCAAAATTTAGATTGAGGGTTTCTTATATGTTATTTTGTGGGGAATGAGGGTATAACCATAACAAATGGTAGTCATACGCCTATAGGGTAGTCGTTGCAACAGCTACCATTTAACTACCATACAGCTACCATAATTTAAGCAGCTACCATGGTAGTTGTAACGGGTTGAGACGTCCCAGGTTGAGACGTTGCACATTGTTACAAGTATAACAGAGTGTTACAAATTTACATAAAAAATATACAATTGCTCAAATAAGCCCAATTTAATAGCAAAAATAAACGATCTTGTTTTGTAAGTAGTAACCTACCTTAAAAAGATAAAACGAAGGATTTAATATGTACTAATAACTCCAATAATTGACAATGTCAATAGTAAATTTTTGTACTGTTAAAATCAATCAAATGTCAATAGTTTTTTTACTCTATTTTCTACCCTCGATAGAATCCCAAATTACCACCTTAAAAGCCATAAAAAAAGTTTTTGATGTTGTTATAGCTTTAGGTAGTCATCTCTTATTTTAAGTAGGTTTTAGGTGGCTTAAAATTGATTGGATGTTTTAGGCTTTGATAAAGTTTTTTACAAGTTTTTTTTGATTAAAATACAAAAAAAATTTGACTCGTATTTAGTTTTAACATTACATTAAACTATCACTAATTAATTAAATAAAAGGAAAACCAAATTATGTATAAAAATATTGAAATCTATTCAAGAAATAAAACAAACTCAGAAAACTTTTTAAAAAATAAGCTCATTGAATTTGATGTTAATTATTCATATGATGGAATAGTAGAAACATTAACAATTCAAGTTGATAAAAAATAAACGATTTGATTATTTTGGATCAATTAACGTTTATTGGTCCATTATGTTTTCCATTTATAAACTGAAATACAT